CTTATGTAGATACACTTCGTCAAAGAATTAGTACCGTAAGGCAAAAAGATACAGCAATAAAAGAATTTGCTAAAAAGGAAAAGAAAGCTAAAAAACTGGAGTTATTCATGTCATGAAACATTTAAGCGAAAAACAAAGACAAAGAGGTATTAGGTTAACCAAAAGCAGAACAGCTAAAAACCTAAAAAGAAAAGCAAAAAGAAAAGTGATTAATTTACAAGAACAAAGGGTCAAAATAGCGGCCAGAAGGATAGGTAAACTACAGAGAAGAATGGTAAAAGAACAAATGAGGATGGCCCGTGAAAGTAGCAATTCTTAATGATACCCATTGTGGGGTAAGAAATTCATCTGATATCTTTCTTAAATATCAAGAACGCTTTTACGAAGAGATATTTTTCCCTTATTTAAAAGAACACAATATATCACAAATACTTCACTTAGGTGATTATTATGAACATCGTAAATTTGTTAACTTTAAAGCACTTAATGCAAATAGGAAACACTTCTTAGAACCATTAAGAGATTCAGGTATTACTATGGATATTATTCCAGGTAACCATGATGTATACTTTAAAAACACAAATGAACTATGTTCTCTTAAAGAGTTATTAGGGTATTTTACATCTAATGTCAATATCGTTATGAAGCCAACAGTGCTTGATTATGATGGTCTTGGTGTTGGTGTTGTGCCGTGGATTAATAATCAAAATTATAATGAATATATGAATTGGATTGCTCAATGTAAAGCACCGATACTTGGAGCTCATTTAGAGTTAAAAGGTTTTGAAATGATGGCTGGAATACCTAACCCTCACGGTATGGACCCATCAGATGCTTTTTCAAGGTTTGAAATGGTTCTATCTGGACACTTTCACACAAAATCAAGTAGAGATAATGTTCACTATCTAGGTTCACAAATGGAATTCACTTGGGCAGATGTTGATGACCCAAAATACTTCCATGTATTGGACACAGAAACAAGAGAAATTACACCAGTCAGAAATCCCATCACTATGTTTAAAAAGGTAATATATGATGATACCAAAACAGACTATAGTAAAATAGATGTAAAACAATTCGAACGCAAGTTCATTAAATTAATTGTTATAAATAAAAATGACCTTTATATGTTTGACCAATTTGTGGATAGATTACAAAGTATTGAAACATATGAACTAAAGATTGCAGAATCTTTTGAAGAGTATCTGGGAGAAAGCGTGGAAGACGAGAAAATATCCCTTGAAGATACTACCACACTTTTGGATTCATATGTTGATGCAGTGGAAACTGACTTGGACAAAGACCATTTAAAGGTTGAATTGAGAAAACTCTATACGGAGGCACAAAACCTCGAGGTAGTATGATAAACTTTAAATCATGTACATGGCAGAATTTTCTGTCCACTGGTAATGACCCTATTACAATACAATTGGATAGGACCCCTTCAACACTCATCGTAGGACAAAACGGTGCAGGTAAATCAACTTTATTAGACGCTTTATCATTTGGTCTCTTTGGTAAACCCCATAGAGATATTGGTAAAATGCAATTAGTTAACTCTATTAATGGCAAGAAAACTCTTGTTGAAGTAGAATTTACAATTGGTAACCAAGAATTTAAAATCGTTCGTGGTATAAAACCTAATAGGTTTGAAATATGGCAGAATGGTAATATGACTAATCAGGCTTCTAATATGCGTGATTATCAAAAATTCCTTGAAACCAATATATTAAAATTAAATCATAAATCATTTCACCAGGTTGTTGTATTAGGAAGTAGTTCTTTTATTCCATTTATGCAACTACCAGCATGGTCAAGAAGAGCAGTCATAGAGGACTTATTGGATATTAATATATTCTCTAAAATGAATACACTTTTAAAAGAGCGTAATGTTAAAATCAAAGACCAACTGACTGATATTAACCACCAAATTGATTTATTAAATACAAAGATTGATTCACAATCTAAATACATTAAGAGTTTAGAGGCTTTAAACCAGGACCAAATTGATGGTAAAAGAGAATCTATTAAAACCCATAAACAGGATATTGATGGTATATTTGAAGAATCAAAGGAACTTGGTAAAAATTTATCAGCACTTATTACTGAAGAGGAAAAAAGAAATAAATACCATTTAGAGAAAATGTCAGAGGTTAAATCACTGGACAATGAATTTAATAATAAAATTAAATCATTAGTGCATGATGCTAAGTTCTATGAAGAAAATGACCAATGTCCATCTTGTGACCAACCAATAACTGAGGTAATCAAAGATGATAAAATATCTAAAATTAAAAGCAATGCTGCTGATGTTCAAAGTGAGATGGAAAATCTTAGAAAAGAAATTAGAACAACTGAACAAGAAGGCCAAACAATTGCCAACCACCTCAATGAACTCAGACAAAGACAACAAAAAATAAATGCAAACAATGAAAAGATTGCTCTCTTACAAAGAGAAATAGATAAAGTTCAAAAAGAGATTAATTCACTTACTACACAGACTGGTGATTCAGGTAAAGCCAAAAAAGAACTATCTGGTCTGAGAAAAGGTAAAGAGAAAGCAACAGAAAATAAATTAGAATATATTGAAGAAAGAACTTATAACGAAGTAATAGGAGAAATGTTAAAAGATACTGGTATTAAAACTAAAGTTATCAAACAATATTTACCTGTTATGAATAGGTTAATTAATTCATATTTACAGATTTTGGATTTCTTTGTAGCATTTCACTTAGATGAAAACTTTAATGAAACCATTAGGTCACGCCATCGTGATTCATTTAACTACGCCTCATTTAGTGAAGGTGAAAAACAAAGAATCGATTTATCGTTGTTGTTTACTTGGAGGCAAATAGCCAAACTCAAGAATAGTGCAGCAACTAATCTGCTGATACTCGATGAAACCTTTGACAGTTCTTTGGACCACGATGGTATCGAAAACCTTACCAAAATTCTAACTACATTAGAAGATGGTACTAATGTCTTTATTATATCTCATAAAGGAGAAATATTAGAGAATAAGTTTAGGTCAAAAATAGAGTTCTTTAAACAAAAGAATTTCTCTAAAATTAAATAGTCGTGGGGCTATAGCTCAGTAGGGAGAGCGATTGGTTTGCAACCAATAGGTCGTGGGTTCGATTCCCTCTAGCTCCACCATTTCAAAGTTTTGTTACATTTGTGTAACAACTATGTTACAATCTTGTTACTTTTACAAAAAAGTGTTTACATTTGCTCTAGCTATGGTATAATAGTACCATAATTTAATGATAAGGAGTGAATTATGATACATAAACTACAACAATTAGGACTCTTAGATTGGGACTTCGTTTCAACTTTTGGTGGTCTTTTACTATTAATCACTTTAGGGCAAATTGTATAATGAAACATAAATCAATACTAGCAAAACTAATGGCCAAAGAAGATATTACTGTTCAATATGGTAACTATCACACAGCGTGGTTCGATATTAAAGATAGAGTATTAGGATTACCTCAATGGAAAGATATGGGTAATGATGTTGCTGACCTATTAATTGGTCACGAAGTTGGTCATGCATTATACACTCCATTCGAAGGTTGGCATGACAGCCCTGAAAAACTAGAGGGTTGCCCTAGGTCATATATTAATGTTATCGAAGACGCCAGGATCGAAAGACACATAAAAGAAAATTATGCCGGTCTTGTTGGCCCTATGTCCAGAGGATATAAAAAATTATTTGATGATGGTTTCTTTGGAGATGATATTGTTAACACAGATTGGAATAATGTTAAATTAATCGATAAAATTAACCTAAAGGCTAAAGTTGGTAATTTACTAGATGTACCTTTTAATTCTGAGGAAATTGTATATTACCAAAGAGCAATGAAAACACAAACCTTTGCTGAGGTATTGGATTTGGTTAGAGATGTTCTTGCATATACTAAAGAAAATCAAGAAGAACTAATTAAACGACCTGAGCCACAATCTTCAAAAGAAGAAACTCCTGGAAAACAAGAACAAGAACAAACTGGACCAAGTGGTCATGATGATTATGATAAGGAGGAATCAAATGCCGAACAAGATACTAAGACAGAAGCTTCTAACCAAGAAACAGATACCGAGGAATCAGGAGCTACCGAAAATCAATCTACTGCAGGAGATGAAAGTGATGATGAGCAACACCAAGGGAATGTCGAAAATCAAACTCCGATGGAAGAAGATGTTTCTGAAACTGATGAAACGTTCAGAAGAAAAGAACACACTCTCTTAGATAAAGACGAAAGAGGTGAGCAAATCTCTATTGGTAATGAATTCAGAAAAGAAATATCTGACAGAATTGTTATATCATACGAAGAGTTGGCCGCTGACAGAAAGGCAAAAACTGATATTAAAAACTATGAAAACTACAGAGCAGAGTTTAAGTCATATTTAAAAGAAGTTAAAAGAAATACTAATTATGCTGTTAAAGAGTTCGAAATGAGAAAAGCAGCTTACAGATATACCAGAGCTCAAACTGCAAAAACTGGTTCAATCGATGTTAACAGATTATGGTCATATAAAACCAATGATGATATCTTTGCAAGAGTTACTAAATTGGCTGATGCTAAAAACCATGGCATGATGATGTTAATTGATTACTCTGGCTCAATGTCAAACACAATGGCTCAGGTCATGGACCAATTATTACATTTGGTTGTTTTCTGTAAAACAGTTAACATACCATTCGATGTTTATGGGTTTACTTCTACTAATGTCAATCTAGGCAGAGATGGTTGGGGTTATGCGGCCGATGATTATACTGGACCTGATACAAGAGAGAGTGAATTACATCACGGTGGATTATCAATGCCTCAGATTATCAACTCTAAGCTAAAAAAGAATGATTACGAAGATGCGTTATTCCACATTTATCTCAGAAAGGTTCTTTGTACTAGTGAATATTCATATGACGAAAGAGCAATTCTTTCTAAGTTTGAGGAATATGGTTCAACTCCATTAAACGAGGCTCTTGTTAAAACTCACAGCCTTATTAAAACATTTAAAAATAAGAATGCAGTTGACAAAATGAACCTGGTTATTTTATCAGACGGCGATGCAAACAGATGCCAAATTGCAAAATCATCTAAAATTAAATATATTGATAGTGCTAATTATGGCAAATGTTTAATTAACATTGACGGCCAAAAGGTTAATTTACCTGATAGAGGCAGACGAGGAACTAAAGCTCTTTTGGAAAATATTCAAAAGAGATATGGAGTTAAAACTCTTGGTTTCTTTATTGCTGATGGTTCATCTAATTTCTGGTACAAAATATCAGACGCCAGAGTTGATGGCGAAGGATATGGAATGTATGACAATGATGACCGTAAGCCATATAACAGACAATATGCAAAATACAAATGTGTTACTTTTCATGATACTCTTGGATATAACGAGTACTATATTGTTAAAAATGGTAAGTTCTTAAATACTGAGGACGATGGATTCGATGTTGCCGAAGATGCAACAAAGGGTCAAATACAATCACAGTTTAAGAAATACAGTAAGTCTAAGAAAAATAACAAAACTTTACTTACAAATTTTGGAAAGGCCGTGGCCTAATGTTACAGGAGTGTTACATTTGTGTAACATTTTTGTAACTTTTTATAATAGCGTGTTTACATTATACCTAAAGTGTAGTATAATGGTACACATAATAAATTGATAAGGAGACTATATTATGCAAAACTTGAAAACTTCAACTACTATATTACTTAAGGACCTGGTATCTAGATATCCGGACCAAGAGCACTTCAGAAAATCTACAATCGTAGATGCTGGTAAAGCTCTTGGATATACTGGTAAGGACTGGGACCCAATTCTAACTAAAGACAATAGAGTTAAAATAGGTACATATGACCTATCGGCTCTTATCGAACCAATCAGAGCTGAGGTTCTGAATTCATCTGTTGTGAATCCAACAATGCCTGCAGATGCAGCGCAGATGCAATCCATCGTTAACGAAGAAAAAACCTTCGCTTCTGAGGACCCAACATTTATCGCATGGGGTGCTTTCCATGACATCGTTAAAATAATTAAATCAAATATGTTTTACCCTACATATATCTCTGGCTTATCAGGGAATGGTAAAACATTTATGGTAGAACAGGCTTGTGCCAAAATTGGTAAAGAATTCATCAGAGTTCAAATCAACCCTGAAACTGACGAAGATGATTTGTTAGGTGGTTTTAGATTAATCAATGGAGAAACTGTCTTCGCAAAAGGCCCTGTCTTAAAAGCAATGGAGAACGGTGCAATATTACTTCTGGACGAAATCGATAGAGCAACAAATAAAATTATGTGTCTCCAAGGTATCCTTGAAGGTAAACCTGTTCTTGTTAAAAAGACTGGTGAAATTGTAAAACCTGCTGAAGGGTTTAATGTTATCGCTACTGCCAATACAAAAGGTAAAGGTTCTGAGGATGGCAGATTTACTGCTGCTTCAATTATCGATGAAGCTTTCCTTGAAAGGTTTACCATTTCAGTTGACCAACAATTCCCTGGTATGGGTGTCGAAAAGAAAATCGTATTGAAACATATGGAAAAGTTCGGTGCAACTGATGATGACTTTGCAGATAAATTGGTTATATGGGCTGACATTATCAGAAAAACTTTTTACGATGATGGTGTGGACGAAGTCATTTCAACAAGAAGGCTTTGCCATATTGTTCAAACCTTCTCAATATTTAACAAGAGAGACAAGGCAATTGACCTATGTATCTCAAGGTTTGATGATGATACCAAATCAGCTTTCTTAGATCTTTACACAAAGGTTGACGAAGATGCATTAGGCGAATATTCTGAAGAGGAGGTAGTGTAATGGCTATTAAATCATGTAGAAAACTTAAATCAACAATAAAAAAACTTCCTATTAGAAATGATTTTAATAATGAAGGTACTTTATTTGGTATGAAAAAATTAACTCTTGATACACTTAGTGTTCAATCACTCACAGGTAATAATACTACTGGAGCGGCTTCTTCGCGTGGCATTTATTGGTGGAAGGTTGATAATAGAGTAATTTATATTGGTAAATCAGAAAAACCAGGCTCTTCTATTTCGCATAGACAATCTTCTCATTTTAATACGTTTAGAAATCAAGAGTCTACTAGAGAAGCAACTGGGAAAAAATTAAAAGAGTTTATGGAAAAATGCGAATTATCAGAAATAACAATATCAATTTTTTATATTTCAGAAGATGATGAGGCAACTATATGTGCCTATGAAACACGAGCTATAGAAGAGTATAAACCAATATTAAATAATTAGTAATATGTTTAGTAAAAAGAAACAAAAACCAGATTTTAAATTTAACGAGGGAGCTCTGATTGAAGAGCTCCTGAATTATGTAAGTAAAACCTATGATGGTCATTACAGTAAAAACAAATTTCAATCAACGGAATTTATAATTGACTGTGACCATGGTATGGGTTTTGCTTTAGGGAATGTACTAAAATACGCACAGAGGTATGGCAAAAAACAAGGATACAATAGGGCTGACTTATTGAAAATACTACATTATGCCCTTATCGCATTACACGTACATGATAAAAATGAAAAAGAGGGTTTACAATGACCTCTTTTTATGATATAATAGTAACTATTAACTATGGAGAATAATATGCAATTATCGCAAGATACCATCGCGGTATTAACTAACTTTGGAAGTATCAATTCCAATATCGTCCTCAGACCAGGACAACAGCTAAAGACTATATCTGAAGCTAAAAACATTCTGGCTGTGGCTGATATTGTAGAGGATTTTCCTGCTGATATGGGTATATATGATTTAAATGAATTTTTATCTACCTATTCATTGGTTGATGACGCAACACTAGTGTTCGAGGATAACTCGGTTCAAATTAAAAATAATACCAATAAGGTAAAATTTTATTTTGCAGAACCAAGTATTCTGACAACACCAGATAAAGATATCACAATGCCTAGCTGTGAGGTTAATGTCGTTCTAACAGAAGAGATGTTATCCAAAACTAAAAAGGCTGCTTCTGTATTGGGACACACTGATGTCGCCATTATAGGAGACGATGAATCAATATCTGTGAAGGTATTTGACACTAAAGATTCTAGTGCCAATACTTTTGAAACCGAATTAGGACCAAATACAACTGGTCATAAGTTTTCGTTCGTGATGAACATATCTAATATGAAAATCATTGACGGAGAGTACGATGTACAAATATCATCTAAATTGATTTCAAAGTGGACTAATAAGAACAAACCAATATCTTATTTTATCGCTTTAGAAAAATCAAGTTCATTTGGTGTATAAATACATTGTGAGTAATAAAAAGATGCCGAAAGGGTCTTTTTATTTTGTTAACTATCTTTGCAAAGGAGAAACAAAATGGCAGAAGAAGTGAAAAATGAAAACGCTGAAACAGAAGCAGTTCAGTTGTCTTTACAAGACATCGCTACTATGGTACAAATAATTGATATTTGTTCTAAAAGAGGTGGATTTGAAGGACCAGAACTAGAAGCAGTTGGTGGATTAAGGAACAGAATAGTTACTTTCCTCAACGCGGCATCTAAAAATGGCGAAACACCTGAGGGTCAAGTACCTGAAGTTGAAGCTGTTGAAGAAGATTCAGCAGAATAAATTATGGGGAGGCTTCTGTCTCCCTACTTTTACATTATAGGATATATTATGGAAACAAATGAAAAAGCCAAATTGCTCGAGGCTTTACAAACAGGGCATGTCACAGTAACATTCAAAAAAATAGATACAGGCGAATTAAGAATAATGCCATGTACTCTAAAACCAGAAACTCTACAAGAGGCTGGTGTCACAATATCAATAGATTATTCAGCAACAGGAATGGAAGCATTTCCGGTATGGTCATTAGACAAAAATGCATGGAGAAGTTTCAGGTTGGACACAGTTGTTCAATGGGATACTAATTCACCAAGTCAATTCAGAGTCGTAGATGATGCTGGAGTTGATATGGAAACAGGTAAAATGGTATGAATGAATATTTATGGGTTGAAAAATACAGACCTCAGACAATAGAGGACACAATACTACCTGTAGCCTTAAAGGATACATTCAGACAGATACTAGAGAATAAAGAATTACCAAATTTGTTATTCACTGGTACTGCAGGGGTAGGTAAAACAACAGTCGCTAAGGCAATATGTAATGAATTAGATTTGGATTACTTATTAATCAATGGTTCTGAAGAAGGTAACATTGATACACTTAGGCACAAAATTAAACAATTTGCATCAACTGTAAGTTTACAGGGTGGATACAAGGTGGTGATTTTAGATGAAGCAGACTATCTAAACCCCCAGTCCACCCAACCCGCACTTAGAGGATTCATTGAAGAGTTTAGTAACAATTGTAGGTTCATAATGACCTGTAATTTTAAGAATAGAATCATTGAGCCATTACATTCTAGGTGTTCGGTTGTTGAATTTAATGTCAAAAAGAACGACCTAGCTGAACTGTGTTCATCGTTTATGGCCCGTGTAACCACTATCCTTAACACAGAACAGTGCGGGTACGATGAGCCTGTTATCGCAGAGCTCATTATGAAGCATATGCCAGACTGGAGACGTGTTCTTAACGAACTACAAAGGTATTCTTTATCTGGTAATATTGATTCAGGTATATTGGTTAATATACAAGAGGTATCGCTAAACAATCTAATGGCAGCGATGAAGGATAAAAATTTTAAACAAATGAGACAATGGGTAACCGATAACATTGATGTTGAACCTGCTGCTCTATTCAGAAAGATATATGACAATATGTACGAACATGTGGACCCACAAAGTATTCCACAACTAGTGCTTATATTGGCTGATTATCAATACAAGAATAGTTTTGTGGCAGACCATGAATTAAATATGGTTGCATGTTGTACTGAAATTATGGCAGGAGTGAAATTTAAATGAAAAAATATATAATTAATCCAATTACAGGAGAGGAAACAATCCTCGAAGATACAGACCCAACTTGGAACGTGGTTGAAATACATTACAGTGGAGAGGATAAAAAGTATAGAGCAGTTCAATATAACACCACTAAAGTTATTATTGCTGAAAGAACTTTTAATACAAAAGAAATGGCAGAGGCTTATATCTCTCAACAATCATGAGTCCATTTGATTATATAAACGATATTACCTATGGCAAAAAAGGTATCATGGTTGATGATATTGCAGAAAAAGAATATAATGCATTTATCATTAATCGTGGACTCTCTATGTACCCAGATACTATTCTCTTTGCTAATGAGATGAATATACATCATAATCTAGACCATCGGCTTCAGTACGATTTTTTTATAAATATAATTAGAAAGAACAAAAGGTGGTCGAAGTGGATTAAACCACAAGAGGTCACTAATATTGAACTAATTAAAGAATATTATGGATATAGCAATGAAAAAGCTAAATCTGTTTTATCATTATTCAGTGCAGAACAAATCGCTGATTTGAAACAAAGGATTTACAAAGGTGGAAAACGAAAATAAAGAAATCACAAATTGGCAACCAACTGATATGTTGGAAGTCACACTCAATGAACCAGACGACTTTTTAAAAATACGTGAAACATTAACACGTATTGGAGTCGCATCACGCAAAGACCAAAGACTGTATCAATCTTGTCATATATTACATAAACAAGGTAGATACTTCATCGTACATTTTAAAGAACTCTTTTTACTAGATGGTAAACCAAGTAACTTGGTAACTAATGATTTGGAGAGAAGGAATACAATTGCAACATTGCTTGCTGATTGGGGTTTAGTTACCATAATAAACTCAGCTCAAGCAAAGCCATTGGCTCCGTTAAGACAAATTAAAGTAATTCCATTTAAGGAAAAGAGTCAATGGGAATTGTGTCCAAAATATAATATTGGTAACACAAATAAAGATTAAGCTATTGTTTTCTTAACAACCTTGTTTAATCTACCAGATTTCATAAATTTATGAAATTTTTTAAAATAGTTTTTTATTAAATTCATATTATTATTTATACAGACTAGGTAAACTATTTGTATAAATAACAACGGAATTGCCCATTAGGGGATTCCAAATTAACCTTGCTAAACATATAGGAGGAAACAAAATGGTAGTAAGAAATAACTTGAACGTACCGCGTTCACTATTTGTTGGATTTGATACATTGTTTGAGGACCTGGAAAGGATTCATTCAAGTGCTAGGTCTAGTAATAATAATTATCCACCCCATAACGTTGTTAAAATTGATGAGGAAAAATTCCTTATTGAATTAGCAGTGGCTGGGTTCGCAGAAGATGATATTAATATCGAACTTAAGGACGGTATTCTTAAAGTCTCTGGAGAAGTGGATAAAGATGAGCGTGAATATGCATATAAAGGCATTTCTAGCCGCAAATTTGAGAAGAGCTTCCGACTCTCAGAATTTGTAGTAATAGACGGTGCTGATTTGAAGGATGGGATACTAGTGGTTTATGCCAGAGTAGAACTTCCGGAAGAAAAGCGTCCTAGGAAGATCGAATTAGGGTCTGCTGGGGCATCAAAGAAGAAAGAATATCTAAAAGGATAGACTGGCAAGCAGCGACACTCAGTAGATATGTAATAAACACATTTACTGGAGAACAACATGAAACATATAATCCATCTTATGGATAAGTATGAAGACGTTGCCGAGGCCTTAAAAAATACTGCAATTGCATTATTAACAACCGGACTAATCTTAGGATTAGCACCAGCGTTAATGATAGCTCAGGCATCTAATTTTTAAGTCTCATTGACATAATCATGCGGGGGAAAGAAATTTCCCCCAACCTATTTACATTATACTGAAAATGTGATATAATATACATTATGAAATTTTATACAAACATCTCTCGTTATGGCAATTCCCTCCTCTATCGAGGCTACGAAAATGGGAAAAAGATATCCAAACGAATTAAATATCAACCCACGGTTTTTGTTTCCACACCAAAAGGTGATTGGAAATCCATCGATGGTGTGCAATGCGCGCCAATTAAACTTGACAGCATGCGTGATGCAAAAAACTGGATTGATGAAAACAAACACACAGCAGGTCGCCAAATCTTTGGCAATGATCGATATATACCTGCATATATCAATGAAGAGTTTCCCGGCCCAATAGAATACAACAGAAACCAAATCAATGTAACTACAATTGATATTGAGGTTCAATCAGACGAAGGCTTTCCACACCCAGACACAGCAAGTTATCCGGTAACTGCTATCTGTATTAAAAATAATATTGACAATACATATTATGTTTGGGGTTGTGGCGATTATAATGTATCAGAATCAGTAATGAAAAGTAATCGCGTCGTATATAAAAAGTGCGAATCAGAATTGGAATTATTTCAATTATTCCTAACACATTGGTCTACTCCTAGTAATTATCCAGATGTTATTACCGGTTGGAATGTTCGATTCTTTGATATACCATATATTATCAATAGGTCAATTAAAATACTAGGTGAGGACCTAACTAAAAAATTCAGTCCCTGGAATATGATTGAACCAGGTTCAGTCCGTAGAATCAACAGAACAGAAGCCGTGTATGACCTAAAAGGCATTAACACTGCTGATTACCTAGAGCTCTTCCAAAAATATACTTACACTGCTCAGGAATCATATCGACTTGACCATATTGCAAATGTAATACTTGGCGATAAAAAGCTCTCATACGAGGAACATGGTTCTTTGTTTGATTTATATAAAAATGATTACCAAAAGTTTATTGATTATAATATCAAGGACGTGGAATTGGTTGACCGATTAGAAGAAAAAATGGGTCTTATCACACTGATGATGACCATGGCATATAAAGGTGGTGTAAACTATTCAGACACATTTGGAGTCACAGCGATATGGGAAACAATTATATATCGTCATTTATATGAACAAAAAATCGCAATACCATTTTACGAGGATAAAATTAAATCATCATATCCTGGTGGATATGTCAAAGACCCTATGGTTGGAATGCATGATAATGTAGTATCCTTTGATTTAAATTCTCTATATCCATCACTCATTATGCAATACAATATGTCGACCGAAACAATTGCTGAAGGTGTTGTGGCAAATATTGATGTGGAAAAAATACTAGAAGGACAACAAATTAATAACAGGGGATATTCACTTGGTGGTAATGGACAATGTTTTCATACAGATACAAGAGGTGTAATGCCAAAACTTGTGGATACCATGTATAGTGACCGTGTGACAATCAAACAAAACATGATTTCTGCACAAAAAGAACTACAAACAATTGACAAAACCGATAAACAAAAACTATGGGATGTTGAACGAAGGATATCAGTTGCTGAAAATGAACAGATGGCAATTAAAATTCTTTTAAACAGTTTATATGGTGCTTTAGGTAATAGGTACTTCCGCTTCTTCGACCAAAGAATTGCAGAGGCAATTACATTATCAGGTCAGCTAACAATTCGATGGGCAGAGGTTGCGATTAACAAGTATCTAAATACTATATTAAAAACAGATAATAAGGATTATGTGATTGCAATCGATACTGATTCACTATATGTTTCACTTGACGAATTGGTTAAAGCAGTTAACCCAGATGACCCAATTAATTTTATGGATAAAGTTTGCCAGGATAAATTGGAACCAGTATTACAAAAAGCATATGACAAACTATATACTCTAATGGGTGGCATTGAAAATCGTATGGTTATGAAGCGAGAGGCTATTGGCGACCGCGCAATCTGGACTGCTAAAAAGAGATATATTCTCAATGTGCATGATAACGAGGGCGTGAGATATGCAGAACCTAAATTAAAAATTATGGGTATCGAGGCTATTAAATCTTCAACTCCTGCTATGTGTCGCGATGCTCTTAAGGAATTATTTAAAGTTATAATGCAAGGTAGTGAAAGACAAACACAAATTGCAATTGAACAATTTAAAACATATTTTTGTACACTACCACCGCATGAGGTTGCTTTTCCTCGTGGCGTATCTAGTGTGTCTGAATATAGAGACAAGGAAAGGATATATCGCAAAGGTAGCCCAATCCATGTCCGTGCTGCTCTATTACATAATCATCAACTCAAGTTACATGGACTGACTAGAAAATATGAACCAATTAAGAATGGAGACAAAACTAAATTTGTCTATCTTAAAAAACCAAATCCTATACATGAAAATGTAATTGGATTTACTCAATATCTACCGATAGAATTCGGACTAAATAACTATATAGATTATGAAACACAATTTCAAAAAACCTTCCTGGACCCTATTGAGCATATACTCAAGGCTGTAGGTTGGTCCTCAGAAGAAGTTCAATCTTTGGAAGATTTTTTTGGATAAGGGGTTTACAAATATGTCTAAATATAGTATAATATACCAACATGGAGAAAAAAATGGAATTAATTAGATTATCCTCAGGCGAGGAAGTGATAGGAAAGGTTACCGATAATGGTGATTCAATTACTATTAAAGATGGTTATTCTCTGCTACCTGCAGGGGAAGGCCGAATTGGGTTTATGCCTTTTATGGCTTATACCAAAGCAAGTGAAGGTGTTACAATCGATAAAAGATTCATAATGTTTGTTGTGGAACCAGCCAATGAAATGGTCGACCAAGTCAGACAAATGGATTCAGGGATTGTAGCTAACACTGGAAGTAAAATCGTAGTATAATGCAGTCAAAATACCCAATATACATTATCAGTAAAGGTAGAGCCGACTCTAGGCTAACCGTTAAATCTATGGAAGAGATTGGGGCAATGTATCGTATTGTTATTGAGGAATCAGAATATGATGATTATGCGGCAGTCATTCCAAAGCAAAACATACTTACATTACCAACCAATTTTAGAGACAATCCAAATTGGTCTAGAAAATGTGAGGTTACAGGACTTTTAGGTGGTTCAATACCAGTTCGTAACTGGGTATGGGAACATTCGATTAATGAAGGTCATAAAAGACATTGGATACTAGATGATAACATGCAACACTTTTATCGTTTACATAAAAACAAAAAAGTGCAGATGACTACACCAACAGGGTTTAGAGCATGTGAGGATTTTGCAGACCGATATACAGATGTAAAAATGTTTGGTATGAACTATGCATTCTTTGCTCCTTCAACTACTAAACGACCACCGTATTATCATAACACTAGAGTTTACAGCTGTATATGTTTATCAAATGATATATACCCAGACCTATATTGGAGAGGTAGATACAACGAGGATACTGATTTATCATTAAGAGTAATGAAATCAGGTTATCATACATTGTTATTTAATGCTTTCTTATGTGGTAAGGTTGCAAGTATGGCCATGAAAGGTGGTAATACTGAAGAGATATACAACATCGATAAAGTGGGTGGCGTTGAAGCAAGAGCAGGTAGTGAAGGCTTTGATAATAGAAAAACCTTTGCTGAATCGCTTAGAGACCAACACCCAGATGTAGTTCATGTGACTCAAAAATGGGGTAGATTCCACCATCATGTCGATTATAGGGAATTTCAAAAAGGTATCAAACCAACATTAAAAGATGGTCTAAATATACCTAAAGGTCCAAATAATTATGGACTCAAATTAGTAAGACTTAAGGAGAAAGAAAATGTCAAGAAATAATAAAACTTTAAATTATCAACCTGAAAATCTATTTGTTATGACAGGTCAAGAAGAGGAACAAACACCTTACGATTGGGACGGAATGCCTGAATTTAACCAACCAGAAGCAGAAGCTTGGAAAGTGTTAAAAGTAAGATTTCGTAACGAAGAGGATTTAAGAAACTTTGCCGAAACAATTGACCAAACAAATATTACTTTAAAAACAAAAGGTATATGGTATCCACCAGCAGATAAATTTGCTAACAGTTTACTTCGCTATATGGACGAAGGTCAAATCTCAGATGATAATGTCCAGGAGATAATAGAAGAATAATGAGTCAATTTTTAATAGAACAAAAAGGTAAAAAGTTATTAGATACTTTCTTAAATGATTATAAAAACATCTGTGATGTTGATGATGCTTTCTTAGAACAAACTAGAGAATACATTAAATCAAATGAAAGGTTTGATTACCTTACTGAAAAATGGTATGAATGGTTAGAGGCTGAAGGCGTGGATAAAGCATATGAGGTTTATTCAGATGAACATTATCTTACTGACCAATTTAATTGCTTTAGAGTATACGCAAGAGCTTATCTAAGAGCACTTAGTAAATCTACTAAATTAATACCACAGCCATTAACTGAATTTACAAACGATGCTTCATCTATTGTTGATGTAGGAAATGGTATAGGATATTCAACTGCTATATTATCTCAATTGTATCCAGGTAAAATTACCTTTGGTACAAATTTAAAAGGTACCGACCAATGGAAATTCGCTAGTGAAATGGGTAAAAGATATAACTTTAATATGGTCGAAGATGTAAAGGACATTGCAGTCACTGATGGATTGGTGTTTGCTTCAGAATACTTTGAACACTTCCTAGACCCAATAATGCATGTCGAACATATAGTGAAACATATTAATCCTAAATACTTTGTAATCGCGAACGCATTTAATACATGGTCAATAGGTCATTTTGAAACATATGAAAACCATGGCGTACCTGTGGACCAAAGTAAAATCAGCAGAGTCTTTAATAATAAACTAAGAGAACTAGGCTATAACCAAGTCAAAACAGGACTATTCAATAACAAACCAACTCTTTGGAAAAAATAGGGGTTTACATTTTAACCGTTTTGTGTTATAATATACCATATGATTGTCGGAACACTATTTAAATCTATATTTGATAATAAAACAGATAAAGGTATTTCATTACCTACTTTCAATCATTTTGAAAAAGTTCTATATAAATTATCTGATAAAGACCGTAAGCATAAAAAAGATGCTGAATTAATGTCACCTGCAATTTATAAACCTGGTACAACTAGGTCTAATGATAATGTTACTGCTTGGGGTGGCTGGTGTGCAGTTGATGTTGATGATTATGAAGGAACAATTGACAATTTAGAAGAATGGATTCAAAACAAATGTAATAATCATTATTTTGTTTGTTACTCCACTGCCTCATCTACAGAAAACCAACCGAAATTCAGATTGGTATTTCCACTCACAAAACATGTTCAAAGAGATAATATTAAACATTTTTGGTTTGCTCTCAATAAAGAACTAGGTGAGGTAGGTGATATTCAAACTAAGGATTTATCTCGTATGTACTATATTCCTGGTGACTATAAAAATGCATTTAATTTTATATTTACATCTAAGGGTAATGTTATGGACCCAGATGATATAATGTCAAAACATGAATATGTGGAAAGCTCTGGTAATACTATGTTTGATAGGTTACCAAAGAAAATGCAAGAAGCAATGATGCAACATATGAAGGATAAATTAACCAATACAGAAGTCAAATGGACTGGTTATAGAGACTGTCCTTATTTTCCAAAACAATTAGAACAGGATTATCGCACAATCTCTGGTTCTGGTTGGTATCATAAAATGTATCAAATCATGGTCGCTCTTGCCGGTAATGCAATTAAAAATAATTATCCAATTACAGCATCTGAAATTACTTATTTGTGTCGCGAATTGGATATTGATACTGGTAACTGGTATGCAAAACGACCACTTGATAAAGAAGCCGAAAGAGCTTTGGAATATGTTTACAAAAATCAATTTTAATGGTATAATATAACAATGAAAAAAATAACAGTAGTAGGTTCTGGTTATGTCGGTATGGCAAATGGAGTTGCTTTATCACAGCACAACAATGTTATTATATTGGATATTAATTCTGAAAGGGTAAATCAAATCAGAAATAATATATCGCCAATAGAGGACAAACTCATTACAGAATTTTTAAAATCAGAAGAGTTAACGCTTACTGCTTCTACAAATAAAGAAACGGCATACGAAAATGCTGATTATGTTATTGTTGCTACTCCGACTGATTATTGCCCTATACAAAATTATTTCAATACTGATTCAGTTGAATCTGTAATACGAGATGCATTGGAAAAATGTAAAGGTCATATTATAATTAAATCGACTGTCCCTGTTGGGTTTACAAAACGAATGAATGAAAAGTTTGAAACCGATAGGATATTATTCAGTCCAGAGTTTTTAAGAGAAGGCAGAGCATTATTTGATTGTTTAAATCCTACGAGGATTGTTGTTGGTGGTAAACCAAAAGTAGCTAAATCATTTGCACAACTCTTATCAAATGCTGCAATAAAAGAATCACCAGTAATATTAACACATTGGACCGAAGCAGAGGCAATAAAACTCTTTGCCAATGATTACCTAGCTATGAGAGTTGCTTATTTTAATGAAGTAGATACATATTCAGAATATCATAAATTAAATTCAAAAGATATTATTGATGGTATGTGTTATGATGATAGGATAGGCCAAGGATATAATAATCCAAGTTTTGGTTATGGTGGTTATTGTTTCCCTAAGGATACAAAACAATTATTGGCTAACTATAAAGAGAACAGAATACCAAATCGCTTGGTTGGTTCAGTTGTATATTCCAATGAGGTCAGAAAGGATTGGATTGCAAATCAAATACTAAGAAGAAATCCAAATGTTGTTGGTATATACAGGATGGCTATGAAATCTGGTTCTGATAACTTTAGAAGTTCTGCAATCGAGGGTATTATTGAACGATTATCTACACAGGTCAAAGTGGTTATATATGAGCCAATGTGTAAGGACGAAGAGTTCCTAGGCTGTGTGGTTGAAACTGAACTAAATAAATTTAAGAAATTAAGTGATGTTATTGTTGCTAATAGGCTCGATGATAATATTACAGATGTAGAAGAAAAGGTCTATACGAGGGATATATATGGAGACAACTAAAAGAATATTAGTTATCGGTGGTGCAGGATTTGTCGGTTCTAATCTAATTAAGAAACTATTGGAACAAGGCCATGATGTTATATCGATGGATAATTATTCCACTGGTTCGCATGACAATGAACATGAAGGCTGTCATTACTATTATGGCACACCAAGAGATTTAATACCAACATTACAACATCACAAACCAACATTTGATTACATATTTCATTTAGGAGAATATGCAAGAGTTGAACAATCGTATTCAGATTGGGATACTGTTATTGATTCAAACCTAAAATGTTTTCCTTATGTGTTGGACTTTGCAAAACACCAGGACGCTAAATTAATCTACTCTGGTTCGTCGACCAAATTCGCTGAAGGTGGTGGTAGAAATATGAGCCCTTATGCATTTACAAAAGCACAGAATACAGAATTACTAAAAAATTATTCTGAATGGTATGGATTGGATTACACTATCGTATATTTTTATAATGTGTATGGAGATAATGAAATAGGTTCAGGTAAATACGCAACAGTGGTTGCTAAATTCCTTAATATGGTCAAAGAAGGAAATGCAAGTTTACCTGTTACATTTCCAGGAACACAGCTAAGAAACTTTACACACATTGATGATATAATCGATGGGTTAATATTGGCCGGATTCGAAGGTAGTGGAGATAATTATGGTATTGGTTCTGATGATAAATATTCAATACTAGAACTAGTTGATATGCTAGGTGTTTTGGCAAATCCAATACCATCAGTACCTGGTAACAGAATGAATGGCGAACTGAAAACAGAAAAACTAAAAGAGTTAGGTTGGTCAGCCAAAAGAAAATTACCAGAATATATAAAGGAGAAGTTAAGTGAATAAAATAGAAAATCCAGGTGGGTTAAAATTGTTTAGAACATTTTTAGGTGGAATGCTATTCGGTGCATTATT